TGCCATCTTCGAGGGGCTTGAACCTGTGGTTGATTGCCCAAGTAGTTATCAACGCCACCTTGAACTATTGGTTTCTTTTTAGTAGCCATTATCTTCTCCCATCTGGTTGTATATCCAGTCTAAATGTTCCCAGTTTCCAGTTTTGTGATGCTCCAGTATTGGCTATTTTTATAGCTATTCCCCGAGCCCTGGCACGTGTATCCACTTTATCAGTGGCAGTGCTAATTGTAAAGGGTCCATATGAAGAGCTGGCTGCCGCGTTATTAGGATAATCTCTTAAGAATAAAGTTACTTGAGTGTTACCTGTTTGACTAATAAAATCAGGAATAAATCTTCTAATCTTCATTATAAATTCTCCGTCTCCTCTCATATCAGGCATCCCAATCACTTGTCCTTTTTGACTTCTACGTTGAGTAATATCAAAATCTCCGGAAAGAATATTAGAAGTAATAGCGGTAATCGATCCTCCTGCATCTACTTGGTCGGTTCCTGTTTCGTGTTCATAATAAATTGTTGTTCCATCGGTATTTCCGACCACATCAAAAGAAGCATTATCACTGGTGCTATAAGAAGTAGCATGCGGTTTACCAAATAAAGAAGAATCAGCCCAGGTTGTTCGAGCTAAAGAGCCAGTAGTCCATACCGGTTTTTTAGCGATCGCTGATTCCATATAGTTATAAGTCACCACACGATCTAAAACATCTGATCCATTAGAAGCATAGTACCAACTAATCTCAGTGAAAAGGTTATTTAAACCACAGAAAATTAAATTTCTAGCAACAGTATTAATATCATCATAAACATAATCTTCTACGAGACATGGCATTGATTGAAGTTGACCTGAGTAACTAAAGAAACCATTTTCAGACATCCAGTATGCAGCTCCATCCACTTCGATGGCGGAGTTTTTGCCTAGAAGCCCACAGTTCGTTCCTACTTGTTCAAAAGAAAAGGTAAAGGGTGCTCCTACAAATCTCATTAAATACATAGAGTTATCGGTCCAGATGTAAATGGCATCTCGTCCTTTTTGAGCTCCCATAATTTTAGATCCATTCGCAAGTCTTTGAGTCCCTGCGGTATTATTAGCTGTGACAGTATAAGAATCACTATCATTAATACTTTCTTGAGTAGAAAATCGTATAAACATGTCGTCTTGAGTAGTTGCATCCGTTGTCGTGGTTGTCGTTCCAAAAAATATTAAGTGTCGAGAAGTGGGTGAAACTAAGACATGTCTTGATTTAGCAGGAGCATTGGACATTACGGTTGCTCGAGTATCTGTTGGGTTAGATGCAGCTGCATCCCATTCATAACATGCTCCATTATAAATAAGAGCGATTAATTTTGTTCCATAATTATCCAGAACCCAGAGTCCTGGTTCAATTGTATAGTCGGCTGAGGATGCTTCGCCCCAAGCTACATAATCTGAAATATCAGTTACCGTATCGCCTGAGCTGTGAGTCGATGGTGAAGTTGTAGAGGATTGAGCTGTCGTTCCGTTTACTCCTCTTGCCCCTCCACTTAAAACCCCTGTGCTAGTATTATTAGCAGTAAAAGAAATATCTTCTGTTCCTACTCTAATTTCTCCTGAAGTAGGGAAAGCTGTTGAGTTGGTAAGGGTAATGCTTGTGGTACTTGTATTGGCAATGTTTGCGGCTAGTGTAGTTGTAGCTACTCCTGAAGCTTGTCCTGACCAGTTTCCTGTACCCCATCCATAACCTCCCACTTCTTGAGCAGGTCCTACATTCACATAACATTTAGCAGTGGCCGATCCTGTATTACTTAAAGGGGTTCCTGATTCTTGGGTTGCCATAGTAATAGTAATCGTTGTAGAAGTAGGTGCTGACGTCACCATAAATTTTATGCCTTCAAAACTGGCATCATTATACGTAGAAGAACCGGTAACCCCACTCACACTCTCAAATAAAACAATGTCATCATCAACTAATCCATGAGAACTTGGAAAAGTTACTGTCACACTTGTAGATGAAGAGCTACTAGTAAAATCACAACCGGCTATGGAAGTTCGAATAGGGTGTATATCGGTGTAAGTTCCGCCTGAATAGACGTATAAAATTCTGTTAGTTCCTATGGCAGCGTATTTAGTACCTGCGTTATCATCCCAATGGTGAAGACCTCTAGCTGCTCCGGTTAATTTATCTTCCCCTAATTGGTCCCAGCCTCCTATTTTTTCAGGAGAACCATATCTAAAACGAACATTGTCTCCCCCAGTCCATTGTCCTTCGGCGCCTGTGGGTGTGACTTGTTTATTAAATCCTGGTGTAAAGCCTAATTTTTGTAGCATGTAAAGTTCCCTTCAGGTTACAATTATACTAAAATTTCAGGATAATCAACTCTGCTTTTTGTCTTTAAACCAAGACGGAAGTCCTAAATGAGGGCGTCTATCAAAAATGTTATCCTTAGCCCCCTTGGAAGTAGTGTCATTGTAATGTAGGAAAGCTTGTACACAGCTTCTTCCTGTAAATTTTTCTCTCCAATGTTCTATTTCGCAACCTCTATAGACCAGCATATCACCTGGTTTTAAATTTACTTTAACCCCTTTAGATTTACTTTCTGTAGTTATTTTTTTACCATCGGGTATGCCTACATTCTTCTTCGGGCTTAAACAAATTGGCCACTTATCACCACCCAAGTTTATTGTAGTGGATATTTCGCAACTGAATCGATCTTTATGTCTGTGAAGTATATCACCGTTTTTATAAGCTCGGGTATAAGTATAAGCTGGATATAATTTTAATCCAGTAGTTTTTTCCATAATAGGCTGCACCTTAAGCATTAAAGTTTCCATCGCTACATTGCCGTAGTGTGCATAAGTATGAGGTATTTGTGCTTGTGAATTTTCGTAAGAACCTATGATATTTTCAAAAGGAGAAAAGTATCTGCGTTTGATACAGGTATCATAAACTTGTTTCTGCATTAAAAAATAATTATAGAGAAAGATCGCTAAATCTTTTGAAATAGCCTGACGTACGATTGTATATTTATCTTTTTTAAACATCTATTCCATCTTGCCATATTTTAAAACTAAGGGGAAGCCATTGACCATAAAGCCGATTAGTTTCGTGAATGCTTTTCCATGTAGAGTGCTTCTTTACCGAACTTAAAATTGTGTGAAACTCTTTATCTTTGATTTTATATTTAGAGGCCTTTTTCCAAAACGGGGTATTGTAAGCAGAGCCATTGATGTAATGCCAATAAATAAAGTTTTGAATTTTTTTAATATTATCTTTAAACAGAGAAACCGTATTTTCTTTCGTTGCTGCACCTACAATATAATCATAACAAAATCGTGCCCATTGTAAATAAGCTCCGACTGCTGTTGATTCTAAAGGCTCTAAGAAAAATAAACGATTACCACTAAGAATAACATTATCTTGGATAGGTTCTTTTGCAAGATAGTTTTTAAATTTAAAATTATTAACTTTATCCCCTAAATAATAATTATGTTTGGCTAGTTTAAATATTTTCTTAAAATTAGCAGTAGCTTCTTTTAAAGAAGTAATAGTATCATTATACAAATATCCATAGGACGTGGTATTTTGAGTATTGGGAATAACAAAGGTCCAGCCATCAGGGGTTGCTACGGCCCGAGTCCACAACTGCCTTGGATCGGATTTATTACTTTGACCTAGAATAACAGCGTTTAAAGGATTGTCCAAAACATGATATTTAGAATAATCATTAATCTTCTTTCCTCTGCAATCAAAAATAAAATCAGCATCTAATGTATGAGGGTCACTAATATGTTTGCGTTTTACTTTAAATAAGCCAGACTTTAAAATAACATCTTGAAGTTTTTTAGGATCATAGTGCATCCCGGTAGAATTAAAATTAAAACTATGAAAAATATATTTGTTTTTCTTTCCCCAGTTTTCATAAAGTATTCCTAATTTATTGGTAGCATTGATTGGGTTGTGATACCAATTTATACCCAATGCTTTCCACAATAACTCAGGTGCTTCTAATAAACTGGCTTGTCCAACTTTTTCTGGTGGAACATCTGGATCATAAATAAGTTCAATTGTAGAATTGGGTAAATAATAACTAAAATGTAAAGCAGTAAAACAACCAGCATTTCCTCTTCCTAAAACTATTATCTTTTTTTTCACTATACTGTTGCCTCCTGTTTTGTTGCTACATCCCACTTTATTTTTTTTAACTCTTTACCTAATACTTTAAAATCAAAAATAGCCACATCATTTTCGTTATCATTGTACCGAATATGAAAAGTCCACCCTTGATCAACTAGCCGCTTTCCATCAGGGTCGTTCAAAATCGCATCAACCAGCTTATCCAACACATGTTCTTCACACATAACCGCTAAAACTTTATTTTTCGCTGCTTGTTGACTTTCTTCTTGATAAATAAAAAAACCACAGTGGTTAGGTTTTAAATTTGTTAATCCACCTAAATATAAACAAAGAAAATCTTTGCATTTCTGAGGTCTAGTTTTATAAATTTTGCAACCCACTCCAATGTCACAATGCTTACACCATTGATAAGAAGGTTTATGAGGTTTCATAAAATTTATACTAGGCAATTTACAACACAAGTTACAATCTCCACATTCTCTCCTTTTCAAGTTAGACATTTTTCTTAAAAAACATACCTATGGTAAATCGATACGAAGGTCCTATTAAATTTTGTGCTTTGATAGTGTGTGGTACTTTACCATCAAAAATTACTAATCGGTTCGGAATGTAAGGACTCGCTAGACCAATTGTTTTTCTATCTTTTTCATAGAACAATGTTTCTCCTCCCCACTCTGGATCCCAATGCATATTTGCATAATATAAAGCCACGATACACCCCGGGTGCATATGAATAAAATTAACATCTAAAGGCTTTGTTAAATTAACTACACATTTTGAATAATGTTTTTTAGTTAATTTTACTTTTTTTAAAATGGGTTCTAATATTTTTATTTTTTCTACATCTTCTGGGCTATAAGAACTATGTAAATTTGGATAAGCTCTATGATGTGGTTCATCTGTATCTTCCCACCCTATTTTATACAAAGACCTTAAAACAAAATTATTTATATTGGCCGACTGATCATTGGGGAAAAAATTATCATATGTTTTAATTAAGTTATTCATTTTCCTTTTTTAAAAGTTGCAATCAAAGTGACTCGTTGTCCGAATTTTGGAAATTTTATATAATGGGGCTGCCTATCAAAATAAATACCTTGGTATTGAATTGGCTTAATTCTTTTTATTATTTTATGTTTCTTGTTTACAATAATAGTTTCAGCGTTTTTATCCTCAGCATCATCTAAATAAATAATTATTTGATGGTGAGGAAATTCATGGTCTGTATGTATATCCGTAGTTTCGTAGCCAGTGTTGTAAGCAAAATTTACATTCATTCTATAAAACTTTTCTATTTTAATTTTTTGTTGTTCACAAAACTCATTAATTATATCGATAAATTCTATATAATATTTAGAGTTCCAAGTTGGAGCCGGATGTTTATTATAATTGTCGTCATCGGGTCGAGGTAATATAATATGACTCATAAACTTTCTGCCATCTCCTTGATTAGATGTTTGAGAGTGTCGTTTAATATCCTTGTTATGATAGGGGTGTACTTGAGCCTGATAGAAAGGAAAAATTCCTGGAGCTAACACAACTTCATTAATGAATTTTTTACTTTTTTTACTTAAAAAATTTTTGCTTTGT